TGGATTCAAACGGATACTCGCCGGTCCACTCATCATTGGTATGACTATAGTTGATTCCCAACTTGTGCATAGTCATGGGAATACTGAGATATGTGTATGCTGTGAATACAGTAGAACGTACCTTGTCGTGTCGTAAGCATAACTCAATAGCATGAGTACAGCAGTCGGTCATAATAGCATAGGGCGCGCCGGTAAACTCGGCCAGTTCTTTTTCAAAATCTAGTATTGCATTAAAGCTCATTGATTATACCATGCCCACGCATGTTGCACAATGTTGTTTAGAGTGTATTCTGGCTTCCAGCCCGACACTTGATTGAACTTGCCAGCATCCGCAGTAAGTGTTGCTGGATCGCCTTCTCTAGCAGTTCCGAACTCTACAGGAATTTCTTGTCCTGTTACTTCTTGTGCTTCGGCCACAATTTCAATGTTGCTGTGTCCAGCGGCTGTTCCCAAGTTGTACACACCAGCAGGCACTGCGTTTTCCAACGCCATCACATGTGCACGAGCAATGTCTTCAACATGCACATAATCTCGAACACATGTTCCGTCTGGTGTTTCAAAGTTGTTGCCATTGCAAACAAACTGAGTACCGTTCTTGACACCTTCTAACACACGGGCAATGATATGTGTAGCACCAGGCTTTTGTCCGTGTCTTGCTTGGCTATCTGCACCACACGCATTGAAGTAGCGGAATGCCACATAGTCAAGACCGTATGCACGATGATAACTTTCCAACACACGCTCAATTGCAAGTTTGGTCTCGCCGTAAGGGCTAATTGGTTCTGCTGGATCAACTTCTTGACAAGGAGTCATGATAGGTGTGCCATATGCGGCAGCACTGGAACTAAAAATTACACGAATATTTTGATCAATGCGAGAGCGCACAATGTCCAACATTGCAATTGTTTTGACAACATTGTTGTTGTAGTATTCAGCAGGATCTGCAATGCTTGGCCCAACCAAACTGGTGCCGGCACAATGAACAACCGCATCGGGAAAATCAATCATAATGGGAGCAAGTCCGTCAACACTGGCAAAGTCTGCTTTGACAAACTTGTCTAACTTGATTGGCAAATTACAATCTTCGCAATCAATGCCAATCACTGTGTGTCCGGCATCTTTCAATTGTAGAGCAATTTGTCCTCCAATGTATCCGCTTACTCCTGTTACAATTATTTTCATTTAATATTATTCTCTAAAAATTCTGTCACTACGGGTAATAAAAAGTTAGCGTATAATTCAGTAGCACGTTTATTGGGATGTACTTCAAAGAATAGATCAGCTTTTTCTAGTTGTTTCCAAAAGAAAAACATATCCCATACAGAATCAACTATTTCACTAGACGGGGAAATATCAGGATGCTCATGCATGAATCTATGTATTACTTCGGCACCCCAGCAGTTTCTAAATGAAAAAGAACCGCCATCATCCATTTTAACATTGACTTTGCCCTTGCGAGTAATCATGCCAGATTGCTCGGCTAACCATCGCTGCCAGCTATTATGCCCCACTGTGATATTAGAATAATTGCAATCAATTACGTCGCTATGTCCGCCTATTAATAATACCGGGCGACCGATACTATTAATTTCGTTTAAGCAATATTGGTTACATTCTTTCCAAATATCCAACCAATCAGATCGTTGTATAAGTTCACTAAACTGTAACCCAGTGACAGTGGTTAAATCTCCAATTGGTTCATTATATACAAATATAATAGGTGAAGTACTGTCGTAATGATTTTTAATTGCTTCAACTCTATTTAGTGCTGTACTTCCGCCTGCACTCAAATTACTATAAGGAATCTGCCATTCTTTTGCTAAGTTAGTTGGGTTGTTAAATGCGTCAGACCCTGGCAGGTCAAAACTGCTTTCTGCCCAACTTGGCCCAGCATAAACAAATTTCATCATCCTTTGATCTTTCTCACATGATACTTGGCTTGGCTAACATGGTCACGATAACGATTGCCTGCACGATTCCACTGTTCACCATTGCCTTCCATAATATCCACGACACGATCAATTGTACCATTGGTCCAATCACTGATCAAGCCCATGTTGTGATGTGGTTCTTGCAACAAGTTTTGCATTTTGTGGTAAGCATCGTCAATACTCCAAGGCACATACAAACGATTAGGATCATCTGCAAATGTTTCTGGGAATGATCTGTAAGCAGGATATAAAACATTACAGCCCAACGTGTCTGCTTCACTAACTGTGTTACTGACCCAATCTTGCAACGCACAATTAAACAACACTCTGCTGTCGTTTACTAGAGCATAGTAATCATTCTTGGTCAAGTTATCATAAATCTTCAACTTGCCTTCTGCTTCCATTTGACGTGCACGGGTTACATACTCTGGATTGTTGCTACGCAACGGGCCGCCTTGGAATATAGCAAACTCGCATGGCTCTGTGGTCAACTCGCCATACATGTCAATTAGATCCATAAAGAAACCAGGTTGTTTCTCTTGATCCCACCGTGCGGCAAAGCCAACTCTGCGTTTGCGTTCGCCAAATGGCTTGATATTCTCAACACCGCCAATGCGTTCTAACACTTCTTCTTTGCCAAACGCTAGACCACTGATGTTGTAGATAGGAGCAGTCCACCCTGCAATACGCATGTGGGCAACCATTTCCTCATTTGTAGCAAGTACTCCTGTTACAAAGTGGTTGACCATCTTTTCGTAAGTTGACATCCAGCCAGCCATGCCCCATACATGAACGAAATCATCGGGATCAATGGCTTGAGCAAGGCAGCGAACATAAATTTTAGGACGCTGATCAGCATCCACTTGGTCAAGAATGTATGGTAAACTTTCAATACCGGGTTGAAACATGTCTTCAAAATAGACCACATCTTCACTTGTGACTTCTCCTTTACGCATCATTTGAACAAGATTCATCATCTGACTCATGCTGAAGTAACTGCGGCCGTGTGCGTCCAGCACTTGACCTACACTGATACTTTGCGAGCTATCAATGGTGTCGCCAGGAACATAAACTACATCAAGTCCACGACGATCAAAAACACGTCGGTTCCATTCTGACAGTTGTAGGGTATACCGGGCCTCGTATGACTCGAGTCCCATATAATATAGTTTACGCATAATTAGATGTTTCTGTTCAAGCGACGACCATCTTCCAACCACATGTCACGGGCGTTTTTGCCTTGAGTGAACTTGCTATACTGTTGCCACGCATAACTTTTGAAGTTGTATAGGTCTGCTTCATTAAAACGATATCCGTAGTTGCGACAGAATTCTAGCAATTTATCTAGGTCTTCTAGTGCGGCACGGGCCTTGGGGTTGACTTGCATTGCTGGTTTACCCATGATGCTTCCTTTTAATTTTTAATAGTAAGGTTAGGACGTGAAATTTCATACTTGATCAAGCATCCGTTTTCGTTGTCTTCGGATACTTCAATCCACACAGCTCTGTCCGGATATCGCTGTGCAATCTGTATATATATGTCATCTGCCATCATCTCGCAAGATTTATGATCCAACTGCAACACTGGCGTTGAACTGTCTACTTCACTGTACAGTCGCTCTAGCCAACGCTTGAATTGAATAAATTCAATGTCTCTATCATTATGGAACACATCAATCCACACACGAAAGTGAAAAATGTGTCTGTGTGGCACACCAAGAAAACTCACATCGTCCCAGTCGCCTGTGGCCAACTTTGGATCTGTGTCGGCACCTGGGTACATGTGTACCCCTTCTTTCTGGAATGTGACCCAAACTTTACGTTCGGCTTTTTCCATAATTCTTATTGCTTGTTCTGCCATTGCTTGTTCTCGTTGATTCATAATGTTTCGTCCTTTGTGTATTTAGACCACGGTGTAAATGTGTCGCGATTTTGTAAACTGTGTACACTGTGACACCATACACCTGGATTGGTTGCATCAAAGTCTACATCATCTAGTTTGATTGTGGCATTGTATCCCAGTTGTTGTATATGGGGCAATTTAACTGAAATCATTGGAATAAAATTGTTGTACTCAGCAAACCCAGTTTCGAGCAAACCAGGCACCCACTTAACATCAATGTCCAGTGTACACAGGTATCCTGCATCTAAACATGGCTGAATCATTTCTTCCCATGTATTCCAAGTAACAGAGTCGTTGCCTGAAGGATTTGGAAAACTCATGTTGGCGCCAAAATAGATATGCTCACAGCCGTGTAAGTGTTCAGTGATCTGTTCAAATGATTGCACTCCTACCACAAACAATGTTTTTAACCCGTGTGCAGGTGTGTGCTCTACTTCGACTCCGGTAAAGAAATTTACCGAATCGTCATGTCCATCTCTGATCATAGTACTGCTTGCTCTAATTTGGTTAAGTTATCTGCAGAAAGTTCTTCTTCGTCTGATTGTACACTAGATTCTGTTTCTTCGTCAACCACTTCAAACAAGTTGTTAAATTGGGTACGGGCGTTTTTGGCTTTTTTACCCTTAAAGCCACGTGTGCCAACTATATCCATCCAATAACGATCATAACTTTCAATAATGGCTTCTGCTTCTGCTCGATCCGGTGTGGCAAAGATTGCTTCCACAATATCTTCAAACTTGGTATGGTCGCCATTTGTGTCCCACATCATTTTGGGTCTTGACCCAGCATCAAACTCACGATTGGCACGTTGTACTGATTCCAAATGCAACCAAACATTGTGCCCCATCAGTAATGCGTAACTAAATGAATCCCAACTTGTTTTGCCTTCCTTGCCAATTTTATTTAAATCACCGGGCTTGTAATAACAAATGTCTTTCATTTGTAAATGTTGGCTAATTGGGCTTTCGTCAAACTTGTCAACAAATCCGTCTGCTACAACTGCTTGACCATACGGGCGTGTATCTGTGGAATACTTTTTATCATCCACAATGGGATTCATTCTATAACTCCACTTGCCGTCGTGTGGTAGAACAATTTCGTGATACACTTGTCCGTTAGCAGTGGCCAGGAATGGACTGGCACAATCAAAACTGATAGTAAAGTCTGGATTCACATACTTTCTAACTGCACGTTGAATCACAGTTAACAGCACAGCCCACTCCAGTTTACTTGTACCCAAGAAGTGCATCCAATCATGCACACCTTGTTGCAACAAGTTGTCGTGTCTCAGTGCCACCAAACGTCGGAGTACCAAGTGTACATCGCACATGTTTTGTCCACCCATACTCCAACCGTTGAAGTGTGTGTCAGGATACTTGACTGGATCGCAATAGTCTTTCATCAAGTCATACCAACGATCAGCATCGTCATGACTAGCACCCTGCAACACGTTCAGCACTTTCATACCGCCATTCTTCACACCCTTGCGGTGCTTCATGAAGTATTCGTTGTTGTACTTGGTAGCGTCAACTGCTTCTTGTAATGTTTTTATACCACACTTGTCACTGGCGTTTTTGTCGTGTATAACCCAAGTAGGAATATCCAACGTCATACCGTACGTGGCAACACCGTCTAGCCATTTAAGAATGGATTCACGCTTCTTCTGTGCTTTGGGGCAACCCGAGTTGGCCTTCCAGTCTCCTTCCCACAAGCCTTTGGCAATTTGGAATCCACCAGAGTCACCAAGTAGCAAAGTGTTGGGATCACGGTTTCGCACCATGTCCTCACTCCAGTCCTGCTTGTTGAGATCCAAGTTGGCGTGACCACCTGATGCCAATGACCACCGGTATGGAAACAAACTCTTTTGATCATTTAACCAATTCATCTGCTCCATGTCTTGTATACCTGCTGGCATACGACTGGGCTCTACGTAAGGACCGTTTACTGGATCACGTTGCTTGCCTATAAAGGCGGCGTAGAATCCGCTAATAGCTGGCAAAAAAATTGCATAATCTAATTGCTTGGCTGTTAGATTGTCTTGTTCCATTACTTGCTCTGTGCTGGGAGAATGTAGTTGTAAACAGCAAGACCTGAATCAACAGTGATCATTGCGGCACCGTCGTCACTGATCTTGACAACCTTGTCGCCTGTTAGATCCATAATGCTGATAAAAGTTTTAATGGGCCATGACCATGCACGTTTGAGTTGCCCTGTGACATCTGGCTGAAACACAAAGTTGCCAGCGTGTGTACTGTGATCACCAAAGAAAAACATCAAGTTGGCGCCGTCAGTTTTGGCTTGGAAGTTTGTTTCTTCTGCGTTGGCCTGTGCTTGCATTTTCAAACGCATAATACTGGCCACAGTTGGTTCAAACTCAATGTGCCAATTGACACCTTTGAACTTTACAGTTTTGAGTTTGTCGTTGACAATTTCACTGGCCATAAAGCGATAACTGTTCTTGAAGTCGCCTGTGGCGTTTTCAAAGTTGATGCCATCCGGCTCACCAGTACTACGGCGTGTAATACTGAGTTTGGCGTTCTCGCGATACTCCTGAATGTTCAACAAGATTTTTAACTTGCTCAAATTTGGCATACCAAAGTTGCCAATAAAGTCAGCAACAGGGTTGGCAAACTTGCCTTCCACCACAACTGATCTGTCTTCGGCCAAGCCAGCAATAACAGTTTCTTTGTCGTCGCCTGTGATTTTGACCAAGTCAATCACACCCAAATCGAGTGTGTGTTGAACCAGGTCTAGTAAATGATCTCTCATGTTTTAATTCTCCTATAGTGTATTGTACGTGAGTTATTTAGATTTAGCAAGTGTTTTGGGTAATATTTTTGCCAGTGTTTGCCCGCCTTTTAAACTGTCAAGTGCTCCAGGCTTGCGCAATTCCAACCAAGTAAGATTTTGTTTGTCGTTCCATGTAAACTGTTGCTGATACCCAATTCTTTTGGCTGTTGCTTTGACTCGTTTTCCTGGCGTATAAAAACCATATGTCTTTTCAACCAATGCCACACAATGAGCACGATCGCAATCATTGAATGTCATTGCCAATGTGCCACCTGGTCTTAATTTCTTAAAAATATTTTCGAGATAGTTTTCTAAAACATCAATTGGCGTGTATTCAAAGAAATTAAATGCTAAACATAACCCAAGTTGATTATTTGGTATTGTTGATAACACATCAGTTGATGTTGGCGGTTCAATATACAATCGTAGTCTATCTTGATACTCGGTGTTAAATCTAGATACTGCCGGCGTTAACAATGCATCGCCCCAGTCAACCAAATACAACGGATCAAGTCCTACTAAATCATTGATAAAGTGTTCTTTTCCCGGACGAATAACCAATCCAGCATATTTCCAATCAATGTATGAGTTTATTCTGTCAGACAGCATCTTCAGAGTTTCTGGACTCATTTCTAGTCGTCGGTCAAGTATATGTTGATTGATATCATTATTTGTTTTATCGTCATGATTGCCATATATGCTGGATTCTTGCGCATATCTCACGGTACTATCTTGATAGTAAGTTTTTTCAGCAACTTCGATCATGAAATCTAACTCTTGGATTAATCCATTTAGTGTGCCGCCAAATTGATCAAACACATCAACTACGTTATCTAAATCTTCTTCCATCGTTTGCGTATATGTACGTGGTTGAATAACACTGTTTTTAACAGTATGTACAACATCTGAAAGTTTATGTCGTGCATGATATGCTACGTCGGCTATGTTGTACTCCAACAGTTGATTACGGTGCGCAATAAGTTCACTTAATTTCATATACTACCATTCAAATAAAGTTTGAAATGTGTTTTCTGTATTGGTTGCACTTGCCAAATCCCAATTCATAACACCTAACAAGTTGTCAATCTTCTGATCAACCACTGTTGCTTCCATCAACCCATCATCAAACGGCAGTTGTTTAAACCATTCGGGTAACCGTTGCTCGTCTGTTGGATAGCCAATACTGGTCCATCCCAGTGGATTTGTTTTTAATTTGCACACAATAGTTTTCATGCCATCTACAATCTGCATTGAATAGTTATCGCTGTTCATACGACGCAGATTATTCCAGTTCAATGCAGCTCTGACATGTCCTGGCATATTTGCCCTGCCTTGTCGTTCTTCTTCGGCTGCGTATTTGGTCAAGTTGTTGACACGCTTGGGACTGCCTTTTTCCCAGCCAGGTCTGTCCATAAATTCATATTTGAATTCGCGAATGCGCTCAATTACCTTGTCTTTTTCTTGTCCGCTAAGTGCAAGATTTAATACTTCTAGCAAGAAATCTTGAATAACTTTTGGAGTATCACTGCGTTTTAGATCAAGGCCCATGACTTTTGTCTTGCCTAGTGCGCCATTTGTGTCTAGCCGCTTGCCTTCGAGATCAATAATGTTCACAGCATAACGTTTCTTTGTAATAAACAATCCACGATCTGCTACAATTTCTCGCCCTGCTTTGATCAACCCTCCCATGTCTCTGGGACAATGAAACGCTTGCTCCATAAAGCCCGGGAAAGAGTCATTGACTTGGTCAGCAAGAGAATCATATAGTGCAATACATGTTTCCTTGTTCCACTCCATGCGTCCTTCTTCAACTTCTTTCTTTATCACAGGCCATGCAGTGAAATAACAACTGTCCGTATCTCCATAAATGATTGCGTCGCCGGTATGATCGTACACTCCAGTGATGCATTCATTGATGTGTGCATCCATGTGCCGGGCAATTGCACGACCTGTTAGTGTGGTACTCTGTCCGATACGATGATCAAAGAATCTACAACCTGGATTCAAAATAGCACCGTACAAACTGTTCAAATTAATCTTCTTGACCAACTGCCGCTTGTCCCAGAATGCTTCTTCTTTCTTGTCCTTGGCGTCTTTTTTCTTTGCTTGCATTTCCTTACGCTCGGCATACCAACGTTCCAACAAGCCGGGAATAATACCTTTCTTTTCGTAAGATAGAATAGTACCATTTGCAGTCAAAATCCAAGGACGATTTGAATCAAACACAATTGACCAAATTTGTGATGCAGAATAAACATCAGACTCGCCGTTTTGCCAATCAATAGTAATTTCGGTTCCAGGTGATTGTTCCATAACAGCAGTATACTCTAAACTGCCAAACAAACCTTCCCATGCTGCCGCAAAACTTGAGCCACTGTTTGTTTTATCTTTGATATAGCGATCGGTCATTATGGGACGCAGTTGTCCCAGCACAGTTTCTGGTCCCATGTTCATAGCACGAATTGCTGACGGATACAAACTGTTGATGTCAACAGATCCAATCCATTCGCTCATGCCCTTCTTGGGATATGCCACGTATGCGCCTGCTGCCTGTGTGTCATCGGAGTTTGGCGAACGTTGCTTGCGATTGGGAACAACCACACCTCGTTCGTGTGCTTCATTGATGATGGCCTGCTCTGTCACTGCTACTGCACCCATTGTGGTTTGTAGCAATACAGTATTGGCATGTGCCAGTGTGTTGGCAAGATCCAGAAACTGCAACTTTTTGTCCAGTTTGTCCAACAGCGCAGTATCTTGCCTGTTGTAGGCAATAAAAGTTTTAAAGTGTTGATTGTACAGTTGATCCAGTGTGCCTTCGAACTGTGTTTTACGCTCGCTGAGTTCGTGTTCAGCAATGGCATCCAAACTGTAACTGTGACGTTCTTCGTATGTGTACTTGCGATACAGTTGCATATAATCCATATGCACACGACCAATCAAGTCATATGTTTGTTGCTCGGCACCAAAGCGTTCGAACATTCTTGGCTTGGGAAACTGTCCCCACAAACAAAACTTGCGTGTATCATCCTTGCTGAGTATGCGAGTAATACGATTCACTGTGTAGGGAATATCATAGCCTTCGCTGTTCCAGCCACTTAGTACATCTGCATCATCAATCAAGTCCAAAAACATTTTCAGCATGTCTGCTTCGTTGTCAAACAAGAATGTGTTGTCAAACTCAGCCACCAGTTCTTGAGCAGTTGCCATGCTAAGACTTTTTGGGGGGACAGCAAGTGTTATAAGTTGATCAAGCCAATTCAAGTACACAGAAATAGCAGTGATGGCGTTGAACGGATCATGCGTGGGCGAGAATCCTCGAACTTTGTCAAAGTCTACTTCAATGTCGAAAAATGCTGTTTGTAGTTCTGGAGCAACAGCATCTTTGTAGTTTTCTTCAAAACATCTAAAGATGGGATTGATGTCGCTTTCGTACAATTGTTTGCCGCCGTGCATACGAACTTCTTTGCGAAATTCTTTGTTGTTGCGGGTACTAAAGCGACTCACGGGTGTTCCATAAATGCTTTGAAACTTGCCTCGTGGGTCGTCGTAATAGAAAATGTAGCTAGGCGGATATTCTTTGTACACCCGTCGACCTTCAATTCGCTCTACTACATGGATGCGATCGTGTTCACGATCAAAAAGTGCGTCAACGTAACTCATTTATTAATCATATCTGTAAAAATTTTATCCAAAAATTGACCTTTTAAAAATTCTTGTTTATAGTCAAAGATCAGTTCTCGGTTATGCAATGCATTATTATACAACAGATCAGCATCATACGCAACCAAATCTTTGACAAGTATGTCCAGAAGTTTTTGCTGCCGTTCTATCCAAGGAAGTTTATCAATTTGCAACATAAAATCATCAATTTTAAAACCTAATTCTGTTAGTTTAGAGAGAGAATGTTGTTGAGAAAATAATAAATTAATTGTTGGTGATTGTAGTGCTCTGTGCAACTTTTCGGTATAACAGTAACCAATGTGGCCGTCTTCGACTGCATAAGTTTCTAATACCAATGAATATTTAGAATCTGCGGCATGACTGTCCAAGTTTGTTGTTTCAATGAAATTTTTGTAAGGTACATGTGGTCGTAATTCGTGATATGCTTGTTCAAAATGCGGTAGCTTGTTTAACTCATGGTGGGTATGAATCCAATCAAACAATTCAATTCCTGATTTATCTGAATAAAATTCATATTGAAAGAGTAAAAAACTTACATAACCTTTATCTAGTAGATCATAGTGTTTTAAAAAATAAAACCAAGATTGTCTGACTGACTCAACTCGTTGTATAAAACAATTAAACAATCTAGATGGACTTGTTTGTGTGTTATTGCTAATTTTCTGACAATCGATCATACCAAACAATTCATTAATTGATATAAATGTTATATTTTTTAATTTTTTAGTTTGTGTTGTGTCTACTATGTTGTCAGTTAGATAGTATAAATGTTTGCCGCTGTTACCTAACTTGACATCTAACTGCGTTAAATCATCACTCGACATAACTAACTCAAATATTGTTAATTTGACAAGTTTGGTAAATGCTGATTCGCCAATGCGCTGATACGTACCAAAAAATCCAATGTTGTTTTTAATGCACCATTGCCGAATCTTGTCTTCAAAATGGGCTCGATGAGCCTGCCACTCCATATCCTCATTGGTATTCATTACAAAATTTTGATTTATCATGTATTTTACTATTCTCTGTTTATGACTAGCAGAACTTGATTCATGCTCGTGACGTGAGCGACGCTTTGTATTATGTTGTTACAGTATTTATATTATATAAATACAAAAATGATAAAACCAACACTGCCTTTTTTAGAAACTATGGTAACTTATGCATGTAATCTAAGTTGCACCGGATGCACAAACTACAGCGATTACAACATGAAAGGCAATGTTAACTGGGCTGACGGCAAACGCTGGATAGAGAATTGGCTTGACATTTTTGATATTCCTGACTTTGGGTTAATAGGCGGCGAACCAATGATTAGTCCTGAAATTAAAAAATGGATATATGGTTGCAGAGAGTTGATGCCTGACAGTCAAATTAGATTTACTACTAATGCTGTTAATTTTTTACAGAATACTCAAGTGCTAGATTGGTGTGCTGAAATTGGAAACTGTGTGTTTAAATTCTCTATTCATGAAGATGCAAGTTATGCAAAACAGTCAATTGAATATGTATTTTCAAAATATAAATGGAAACCGGTTACTGAATATGGTATAAATCGATGGGTAGGCCCAAACGGAATTAAATTTCAAATTAATAGTCCAACCACGTATGTTAAGACATATAAAGGCAGTTACGGTAATATGCAACCGTACAATAGCAATCCTAAAGATGCGTTTGACATTTGTGTGCAAAAAACTTGTCCCCTTTTATATAACGGAGACATTTACAAATGCAGTAGTGTTGCTTTGTTAAACCGTGTACTCAATGATTGGAAACAACCGATTGACAACAGTTGGCATCCGTACACAACTGATTACCAACCACTTACTTTATCTAGCACCACAGAAGAGATTAATCAATTTTTAGAAAATTTTGGCAAACCAAACCAAATATGTCAAATGTGTCCTACTAAGAATGATAATCAAAGTATCATTGATCATAAAACTAATGTTCTTTCCAAAAAACAATGGATTCAATTACAACGCACTTAATGTGTTAATCTGCGATTTAAAAAAATCATACAAATTAAAGATAAAATTATTTCTATTGTTCTCTAATTCAGTTTTGTGATCTTTGTATATTTCTTTTGCATTCTTAATAAGGTTCTCGTTTTCCATGAGCATTTTTTCTAATCTTAATGCGTGGTCATTGCTGTCGTAGCCTTCGATATTATCAAACCCTAGATTGCAAAAATTTTCCGGGCCATAAGAACTAAATCGCTGAGGCCATTGCATAATACGCGGATGTCCGTAAATTAAGTACATTTTCCCTAACAATGCCGGCCACAAACTTTTTTCTGTTGCCGGAAAAATACCCGTAGTAGATTCTGGATTAATTATCAGAGGTGCATCGTGTGTATTGTAAATATGCACATAGTTTGCTACATTCCCCGATACCAGTATATTGTTAATGTATATTTGGCCAGCTTCTTGTCTGTGTATTGTAGGAAGTTGGCCTGGGTTTAACGGACCGGTGTTGTTGAATACAAAATTTTCTTTAATAAATTCTGGTGCAGCCGGGTCCCGATATGTAACAAGACCATATTTGTGCAACCCTAACTTGTGAATCTTTCTTAGTAAATCGTATTTGCTGTTTTCCGACCGATTAACCATACACAAAAAATTGTGTTTTGTTTCGGGTGCATTAATTAGTGTAGTTTTTTGTATTTTAAAAAAACAAATAGCATCGTTTACTAAAATAAAAGGTAATTCTAAAATTTTACATTTTAGATTTTTTTGAAACCTCCAGTATAAACTTTGCTCTCTGTCCATCTCTGTAATAAAATAAACAGGATCGTTAACAAAATTATTTAGAACATCGGAAAAATTGTATTCGATACCCATGACATATTCATCAAACGGTACTACAAACACTGTTTTACCGTTTTTCAAGTGTTGACGAATAATGTCGTAAAATAATACAGGGTCGGAGTCTGGCCCGGACCACTGATCATTCCTTGCCAATCTCATATAGACCATTTCGATATTAGGTCTATACTTTTTAATAATCCCCAGAGTATAATATCCCTGAACTAACGGTACCTTAGGTAGATCCAGTTCATCTAATTCAGGAATACTATACATTATAATGTCTTGCCAACTGTTTCAAGAATTGTTTCTAGTAGTTCGTGGTCTTGTTTGGCTTTGCCAAATTCGGCTTTGTGTGCTAGACTGATTGCTTTTTTCAAAACACCAGGTTTGATTTCTAGTTCTTCGGCAACAGCTTTGATAGTGTCATTGAGTCCACCTTGTAGTGTGTCGATTTCTACCATCACTTGCATGCCTTCGTTGACAATTTGGGTCAGTTTGATCTTTTGATCGCCGTTGAATGTTTTGTCCATT